GTGAATACAAAACTTCATCATTATGCTAACAAACGTAGAAGTCGGGCATTCGCAACAAAAAGGCTTCCTTGCGCGCGCTGCCAAGCCACAGCAATCGGACCTGCTCGCACCGATAGCGCAAGACCGAAGCAGGAGTGACATTCTCACTCCGTTCTACAAGCATTTGGCACAGTCACTTCCGAGTGAATCACCACTTGCTAAGTTGGAAGCAGAAATGATGGGAAGTTCAGGTAGCTTCTCACTACGTGAAGCAGGTTGGTGGAGAGAGGGTGTTGCAAAATTCAGGGATAAAACGCATGCCGCCTTTCCTTCTAGGGGCTTTGAGTTACTCAAGTCGGAGTTAGCTCAGTTCCGCACAACCCCGCTACGCGTGGCCCCCTCGCCTCATTGGAACACCAACGCGGGCTTTCCGTACTACGTACGTGCGGATCGTGTTGAGTCCGATGTTCTTGGAGACATCGAGAGCATCATTTCGTCCACAGACTTCAGGAAAGACGCAGAGTCCTGGCCCTATCTTCTAGGATGGAGGGGTCAGCCAAAACGTTTCCCCGATGTGACCAAATCGCGGGTCGTGTGGATGGAAGCGAAATCATGGGCTGCGGTGACATCTATGTTCACCTATCCTGTGATCCAATCTCTTAAGCGAAGTTTCAGGTTTTGTCAGCTTGCTGGCCCTGAATATGTCGACATGGAGATAGGAAACGCGATGGTTGGTAGAAACAAAGGTTTTCGCTTCCTCTCTGGCGATAAATCCGCGTTTGATGCGTCAATCAGCAGAGAAATCCTTTTCGGAGCTATTGACGTTGTCAGGTCCCTATTGGTCCTGACGCCACAGCAGGAGGAACTCTTTTATTCATGTTTCCGTCGTATGGTTGATAAAAGCCTTTTGACCCCCGATGGACTCGTGACAGTAGATAAAGGAGTGCCTTCTGGCCATGGTGCAACTAATCTCATTGATTCCATCATCACGGTGGCCCTGATCTTTGAGATGCTTGGACCAGTTTGGTGTTTAGCTGGGGGAGACGACGATGTTTGTTCACTTCCGAACGATGTGAGCGTTAAACACGTCGAGGAATTCTATGCAGCCCATGGAATTACCGCACACCCTGAAAAGCAGTTGGAATCCACGGATTGCATCTTGTTTCTTAGCCGTTTATTCGGCAATGTTCTTAGCGACGGGAACATTTCACGAGGCGTTCGGCCTCTGATGAGAGCTCTCAATGGAATCATCAGCCTTGAGAGACCCAAGTTGCTCACGCGTTATGACCATACGTTGCGTATTTGGTCGCAACTTGCGGAAGTGGAGTACCATCCGTATCGTCACCTCTTGTTACAGGAATGTATCAGGATGGACAAGTACGGGCTGTTCCTTGGCTCACAGTCTGAAATCCAAACAGTGCTGCGTAACGCAGATCCCCTGCCTGCGCAATCTGAGGACTTAGCATTTAGGCTAAGTAACAAACCTATCTACCAATGGTGGATCTTTAGAGAGGTCTACTGAGGGGGTGCC